ATCTCGGAGCGCGCCACCGAGAGCGTGCATGCCCTCCACGAACGTGCCGTTCGGAGCGTGGTGCCCGAACTCGATGGAAGCAGCGTTCGGGTCGCTGTTCACGACAGCCCAGTCGAGCGAGTTTTCCCGCTCCACCGAGAACGAACCAGCGAACTGCCCCGTGCGAGTGTGCCCCGAAGCGCGCACGCGCGCGGCCGCTGCGATGCGTTCGGCGACCTGGTGAACGTCATCGTTCACGAGCGCGGCGAGCTCATGATAGGTGTGCCGATCCGTGTATACTTCAGCCATTAGCCGCCCCCCGAGATTTGTAGGTAGACCGAGGCGTGGTGGACTTTGAAAAGCGGGTGACGATGCATCAGGGGATCCGAGTAGACATCGAAACGCAGGCCATTCCACACCACGCGGCCGTTGGTGTTCGCGATCGTCGTTGGGAGCGCGATCATCTTGTGCGTGGTCAACGTGAGCGGCTCATCCACGCGATCGAAAGAGCTGATCGGTTGGATGATGCAGGGCTCTTCGACAGGCGTGCCAAGCGCGGTCACGACGTTGCCCATAGAATCCGTTGTGGTAATCGCCGGGTAGACGGTGGCGGTCTCCGTCAGCAGGCCCCGCAGCCAGTGAGGCATCATCACAGATACGGCCAGGCGTTCGAAGGGCTCCACAACGGATACCACGTGTCGCCGGTCGGTGCGTCGCCGTAGTCTTCGAGAGTCTGAATCGAATGCACACGACGAGGCAGGCGAGACCGGAGCGACGGAGTCAGGAATCCGAAGTTGTTCCCCGAACGGTACGTGGTCGCGGTCTCGCCAACGGAGTACGCAGCGATTCGAGGATCGACAGAACCCCCGAGAGCACCGAGCTCCACGGCCGCCTCCACCACAGCGGCACGAAGCCACGGAGCCACGGCGGAATCCGGGTACGGCTTGCCGGTGTAGTCGCGGACGTCCGAAGAGATCGCCTGCAGCAGGGCCGCTACACGCGCGGCGTCCTCGCTGTTGAGCTCCGTGTCCGTTTGGGTCTGAAAATCTTCGACCGTCGCCAGCGGCGTTTCCGGTACCGAGGCATGGACGAACGCTGTTTCAACGTCGATGCTGTCAGAGCCAACGAGCCTCCAAGTGCCCTCAATGTCCAAGGTCAACGTGAACGGGAACTCGCCCGGCGTGGTCTCCGTGACCGGCACAGACGGGGCCGCGACGTTGTTCGGATCTGTTACCGCGACGTTGACCGTCGAGCCAGCCGGAAAATGGAACGTGACGGTTTTGATGCTACCGAGCTCAGCCATACGTGGGCGCTCCTTCCAGGGCTTGCGTTGGACCGGCGAGCCGGACGGATTCGGTGCTGCCAGCGGAAGAACGGCGTTCCGTGACACCGGAATCGGATGGCAGGCGGAGACGGACGAAAGACTGAGCTGCCACCGACAAGGTCAGCGGAGCGGCGTTGCCCAAGATCAGGAACGGCTGGGCGAGCGCCAAGGACGACACCTGCAGGGCAGCCGAGCGGACCAGGAGAGCAGCCGCCAGCGATGCCGGAGCTGAGGACAAGGTCAGCGGAGCGGCCCGGGAGACCACGAGCGCGGCGAGTGCGGAGCCGGGAGACGTTAGCGTGAGGGGCCGGGATGCGGTGAGGGCGAGGCTTGCGGAGCTTGTTGGTGTGCTGGCCGCGACGATCGGAATCGTGGCGAACGCCGGCAGCAGGGCAACCTGGACTCCGACACCGTTTGTGTTGGCCGTCGTGTACGTGGCGGTCAGGTCGCCGGTCGTGGTTGAGGCTGGGGCGAACTCGGCCACCGTGATCGAGCAGACCGCGCCGGACGCTACCTCCACGAAAGCGCGCTGCGTGCCCTTCGAAAGCGTAGGCGCGCCGTTGAGGCCCGTTGTCTTCTCTACCAGCACGGCCAGCACGGTGCCGGACGCGCTGGAAGCCGTCATAGACGGGGCTATCGTCGTCACCTGCGACGCAGGGCGTGGTTGTGGGGTGCCAATTGCGTCCACACCGTTGGATGTCTCCCAGACCACGACAGCCGAAACCAGCTTGCCAGCGGACAAGGTGAACGCAGCCGCAGTGTCGCCAGCCTGCACCGTGCGGGTGAACACCGAGTAGAGCATCGTGCCGACGATCGTATCGGCTATGCGCGTCGTCCATCCGGTGGCCGCTGTGGTGATCAATGCGGGGTCTGGATTGGCGATAACCAGCGTGGCGACGTCGCCAACCTGCACGGCGGGGTCGTTCGGGATCGATGCGCTCGTGACGGCCACGGCACCTGAGTTGTACGTTGCCGATGCGCGAAAGGCCATGATGAGCCTCCGCTCAGCTAGTCAAGCGTGACAGTCAGCGCGCCGACTGCGATCGTGGCAGCATCGCCAGCGGCGTACGTCTTGGAGACGGTGCCCCAAGCGATGCGGCGCGGCGAGCCCGCAGAGTCGTAGACGTCGAAACCGAGGACAGTGACGGCCGGCATGTTGCTAATCGTGATGGCGTTCGTGTTCGCGATGACGCCGGCAGCGGCGGAACCCCAGGTGATCGAGGGGTCGGTGTAGCCTCCTCCGGTCACCTTGGTACCGGCGGCAGCGTCCGTGGGTGCTGTGGTCGTCAGGGCAAGCTTGAAGGGTCCGGTGGGCGCGACGTGAGCTGAGACGCCGAACTCGGCTTCAAGGATCGCGTTCTCACGGGCGTCAGTGAAACTGCCCATTACGCGTCAACCTTCGGGGCCGTCTTGCGGGGAGTGCGTTTCTTGGGTTGGGGGGCGTCATCGCGGACGAAGCCGAGAGCCTCAAGGCGAGCGGCATCCGCATCGTCATCGGCGCTGGTCTTCTGGCCGTCGGGCCGAGTCAGGTAGATAGGCACGGATACTCCTGTTACCAGGTCGAGGGGATGTGGGTACGTTTCTATCCACCGCCCATTCAAGTATGGTCGTCATACTTGAATGGACGGTGGGACGGTTCAAGGATACCGGACTACGCGCCCTGTTCGATTCTGACGTAGTTGCCGAACGGGGTGTCAGCCACAAGGGCTTCCTTGCCAGTGCGCTGGTTCACGTAGAGACCCATGTACAGCTCGGCACGGATCGCGACGAGGTTCGCCTGCCACATGGAAACCATGGCGCCCGACGGTCCGATCGGCAGCGCGGTCTCCCGCGAGATGCTGAACGACAGGCCCTGCGAGACGCCAAAGACCAGATTCGAGAAGTCGCCAACGAAGCCAACGGCAGTCGAGCGGTCCGGGGTCGGCAGGGCGGTACCTTGAGCGCCCTTGCCGAACGCAGTCGGCAGGCCCAACAGCGAACCCGTAGCCCCATCGAACAGCGGGCGACCTGTCGAATCGACAGCGCGCTGAATCAGAATGCGGCCGGCGGGAGACAGAGCCCAGTAATTCGGCTCAACGTCATCCGCCGCGAGCTCGGCCAACGCGTCCAGGTAGGCATGGTAGGTGTCCCCCGGGACCGTATCCGCAGCGGGGATGACCACTGCAGGCTGCGCCGACTGGTCAACGTAGGTAGCGAACGGCGAACCTTTTCCGTAGAACGCAGCCGCATCGATCTTGCGGGCAACGGCGGTACCGACCGTCTTGTAGAAGTCGTCCAGCATCAAGGCCAGCTTGTCCTGCTTCAGGAGCTCGTCAGACATCGTGGTAATGACTGCGATCTTCTTCGGGACCAGCGTCGCCAGCGTGCTCTGCAGGCCAACGATTGGCTTCAGGTCACCCTCAGCGACCCAGTCAGCGGCGGGCACACCGACGTTGATCGGGATAACCTCACCCGAGTCACCGATCGGGACCTGACGGCCGACGCGCATCGCGAGGGAGGTCTCGGCCGCGTGCGCGAACAGCGGGCCGGACTGGTCGGGGCGAATGTAGCCGGTAAGCTGGTTCGCCGTGGTAGACGTGATAACGGGTGCGGCCACTGAGGGCTCCTATTCGGATGTGAGATTGGAGAGAGCTTTGTACAGGTCATCGTCGGCGTACGGGTTCTTCGGAGGCGGCGTGTTGCCGCCCCGAGCTCCCCCGCCGAAATCGACAGCCTTACGAGCGCCAGCAGGGGCGACCTTGGCAATCCATGCCTCGATCGCGTCTTCCTTGACCGCGCCATCTTCGCCGACGAACCCAGTCAGATCGCGGCCTTCGAGCAGGGCATCCGGGTCCGCACCGTGCGCCTTTGCGGCGTACTTGACGTGAACCTTGACGAGATCCTGCCGAGAGGCGGACAGCGTGTCCGCCTTGGCCTTCTCCACAGCGGCAGCATTGGCTGCAGCGAGAGAGTCAGCGCGAGACGTCGCGGCCGTCAGCTGCTCGCGAACCGTGTTCAGTTCGGCGATCGCAGCCTTCTTGTCGTTTTCGTTCTTGCGACTGAATGACTTCCAACGCTCGGCCTTCTCCGCATCCGTTTCGGTGGGAGGGGCGTCGTTGTCGGTGTCATCGGGCATTGTCTTACCATCCGTTTCGGATACGGGGCCGCTAAGCGTTACGCGGATGCGGCCTTTTTGGTGGGGGTACTGGGCTTGGGATTCGTGCGAGGCTGTTCCTTGCCGAGATTCCCACCCTCCGGCGTGAACCGGACATTCTTCAGGGCCGCGCGGTCTGTGCCACCGGCAGCCCTGTACAGGACGGCGAGCTCCTTGTCGTTCAGAAGCTGACCGGGGTCGATGCTCTTGACGATCGGGACAACTGCGCAGTTGCAGTTGTCGTGGATCTTCGCGAGATCGGCCTTGTGGTAGAAACGTTGGCTCGCGGCGATGCACAGGCCGCAAGAGTGCCCCGAAGCGGAGAGCTCGGGGTGGACCACGCGACGGTAGCCGGTGATCGCGGTGCGCGCTTCGTACACGCGGGCGGCGACAGCACGGGCGACCGCGTCCAGTTCGTCCTCCGCGAGGAAGCCGAGGGAATCACCGGAGACGTCGAACGGGTCAGACAAGATGCCCTTCGCGGCCGCCGTAAGCTTCAGGCGGTCAGACATCGAGACGACGCGAGCGGCGAGCTCCCCCTTCGCAGGGTTTGGGGTGAGACCCAAGGCTTCCACAATGCGGTTGGCATGGGCCTCTGCTACTTGGCCCATCTTGCGTTTGCCGGCCTCTATCAGCGTCGCTGCACGCTTCGCAGCGGCATCCTTATCCGGTAGGCTGGCCAGCTGCGCCAGCTGTGCCTGAAGGGCTCTGAGGAGTGACTGCTGCTGTGCTGCCAGGCTGTCCAGCAGCTGCGCCAGCAGGTCCTCCGCCGCCACTTGGTTGGACGGGGTTCGCGGCATCGGCAATGCTCCTTGTGAGTGCGTCTTCCGCAGCGTCCGCCTTGGCGCGTTCGATGGCCGCCGGGGTCATGCCCAGGACGTCCCGCATGATGGTCGTGTGCGGCAGGATGTCCTTCAGCTTCGCGGCAGCGTCCGCGCGGGCCGAGATCGGGATGTCGTCCAGCGAAGGCCAGATCGTCTCGATCAAGCCTTCTTTCGCGCGCTCCTCGTCGCCGAGGATCTCGAAGGCGATGGAAAGCGTCGATGCGTTGCCCTCGCCCACCTGCACGCGCCGGTCCGCAGCCTTCAGCTGCAGGCCGATGCGACCGGCCTGGATCGTTTCGGCTCCGACGTTGGTCGTGCCGCCCGGGAGGAGCTGATACGGCGTGCTCGTGACAGCACCGAAAATCTCGATGTCCGCCTGAGTCTCCCGGAGGAGCTGCAGAATGTCGGACGGCTGGAATTCGCCGAACTTGGGATCGCCAGTCAGCGCCCACACCGACCCCGGGTCGTTGCGGAGAATGTCGTCAAGGTCCTCTTGGCTGTACGCGCTCTCCCCGAGGGCCACGAACCGTTGACGGAAGGCCTGAGCGGCGCTCGTCACGAGGCGGTTGATAACCCCCGCGTTGACGCGGCGCTGAATGTCCAGGGAATCCTCTACCTCGGCGAGCGTGTCCGTCCAGTGGCGACCTTCGAAGGTCAGCACGGGCTTGAGGCGCGGACGATTCAAATAGCGCACGATCGGCACGCGGGTGATGTCCGTGGGCTCATCGGAGTCGATACGCCAGCCGCCGGGGCCACCTGCCGTGGCGGACGGAGGACCCGACATGTGCACTGCTCGCCCGGGGAGGTGGACGACCGCGCGCCACGTGCCGTCGTCCTCTTTCCAGCGACGGAGACCCGCGATTGTCTTGCGGCGATCGCCAGCCGCGCGAGCGGTGATCGTGTCGAAAGGCGACTGGACGTTGATACGAACGCCGGTCGGGTTGTCGTACGGTTCGATGAGCGTGTAGCCCTCACCCAGCGAAGCGACGGAGTGAGCCAGAAGCTTTGAATCCGCGACCATATGGCTTGTGACCCAGATGTCGTACGCGGTTTCGTCGCCGAGAGCATCCGCGTCCGCGCCGGTACGAAAACCGGCGGGGTTCAGCGTCTGGCTGATAGCTGCGTTTGCCACGCCGACGATGTTCGTGCGAGCCATACTCTGGAAGCGGCGGAACGCGGCAGCTGTATTCTTTCCGCCGCGTGGGAGCGGAGGATTGCCGACGTCGTACTCTTCCAGAGCCAGCAGGCGGGGGTACTTCAGGTCAAGCCTGCGATTCAGCTCTGCGAGCCAGTAGCCGGGGCTCCCTGCGGAGGTATCAAGCGATGGCGCCACGTGCCCTCCTTCGGGATCGCTATTGGTTGATACGGAAAATGCGCCCTTGGACCTTGGGCTTGAACTCGCGGCGCACCGTTGCGGTGCATTCATAGGCCAGCATTGCGGCCATGGCAACGTCAATCTTGTTCGGAGACGACGGGTATTCCTTGGCAATCTGGATACCTGAGCGCGAGATGCGACGCCGGCAGTTCAGGATGTGCTGCTCCATGATGATGTTTCCGTCGTGAGACAGCTCTTTCGCGAGCGTGGCCTGCAGGAACCGGTCGAGTGCGGTGATTACCATTAGATTACGGTTCATCGCGAAGTACATCGGATTGACGGAGCTTCCCGATGACACCTTCAGCTTTTGACCGTACAGCTTCCGCCACACGTCTACGCGGTCAGACCAATGCGCCTGGTCCGCGAACATCCCGACCACGTTGTAGCTGTCGAAAGCGGATGCCAACGTTGCGTCAACGTCCTCACGGTCCACTTCCCAACCGATGCCATCCTTGCCAAACGGCTTTTCCCAGACACCCAACAGGAACAGGTGACCGTCGCTCACGCGGCAGCCGACGAGAGCTGTCGAGTCATCGCGGATGGAGCCATCGAAACCGAGGGTGATCGGCTCCTCGGGGAGGACAGTGACATCGTCGCGCTTGCATGCGCCCCACTCGGGGTTGGAAATCCATGCGTCCACTGCGGCAGTGATCTGATTGCCGAAGAAACGACGAGACGAGGCGATCGGTGTGCGCGTATCGTAGAACGTATTGATGATCGACTCGATCGGCACCCAGGTGGAGTCCTGATAGACGTACTTCAGGCCCTTGCGGAGCGAATCTTCGTCGTGGATATTCGTGTCCGGAGGGAACTCACGGTGATCCCAGTAGACGGAGAGATTGCCGCGTACCTTGCCGGCCGCGTGAGCTTTGACGTAGTCGTGAGCGGACTCCATGACCGACTGCTGGCCAGGGACGTACGCGTTAGAGATCTGGACGATCTTGCCGCCGGTCTTCTGGCGGTTACGTTCCAAGACGGCCGCCACTTCGATGCCGCTGTTGGCCGGCAACATGTAGCCGGACTCCTCGATGACGCCGAAGGTGACGCGGTTGCCTTCCAGGGAGCCAGGAGACGCAGTGACGAACTCCATTATGCCGTTGGGTAGGATGACCTGCGATCGGCCGATGCTGATGTCGTCACGGTCCATGAGGGCCGCCGCGCCCATGTCCCTGTCCGCTGTAAGCATTAGGGATGACCACAGGTTTTTCGTGCTCTTTTGTGAGTATCCCATGATCTGGACCCACGGGTTCGGGTGCGGCAGGCCGATGGGCTGACCGTCTTCGTCCCAACCTCCGAAGAGAACCGGGCCGAGCGCAGCAGCCCAGGAGGCAGCGCCCAGCAGCGGTGAGCGACCGGAGCCCTTCGCGCGGCTGAAGACGGAGGTCGTGTAGACGGCAGCGCGGGATTCGTTGTTGGCTACCGAGTCCATCGGATCGTATTCCGCGTCCGGATTCAGTCGGAAGAGGTGCCAGAAATGCGCGTACTGAGAATCGGTCACTCGGAAGGGGTGTCCTGCAAGGTTTCCGTCCGGGATGACTAGGTTAGCTTCCATCCACCCGCAAAACAGCCCGCCGAGAGACGGGAAGGGCTCCCACTCGTCACCTCTAGGCTTCCAGGGCATGGGGGTCCTTTACAGGTAGGTCGCAGGGAGCCCTTGCGGCGTCCGGCGATGGCGTGCTACTATCTACGCATGGAGACAATCACGATTTACGTAGTCACGGTAGGCGAGTACGAAGACAAGCGCGACGTGTGCGCGTTCCGCGACGAAGACAGGGCTCGCGAAGAGGTCGCGGCGTACCGTCGTCTAGGCAAGGGCGAAGATCGATCCGCCGAGTACCACGCGCTGGAACTGCACTCATGATGGACTGGTTGTGGACGGTCATCGTCCCGTGGGTGGTTTTTCCAGTGTTCGTATTGGCGATCTTCTTCACAATCCGGAGCGGGTGGCGGAGGTAACAGGAGCTGGGAGCGGCGGCCGGAGTCGGGGCCGCCGCTCTCTTGCTTTAGGTGCCGAAGTCAGCAGGCTTCCGGCGACGATCGATCGGGGCCACGGCGGTAAGCGTGGTCCCGCTCTTGCCGTCTGCGGGCTGCGTGTCGCTGATCTTCATGCGAAGGCGCATCCGGTCATCGATCGCCGCTCCAAAGCGCGTCATGCGCTGCCGGAGCTCGGTGAGCGCCATCGTCCGACCGCGCGACTTTGTCCAGATTTCGTCCACCAGCAGAGCCGCGAAGTGCAGCTCCGTCCAGTCCGTAGGCGTGAACAGCTGCGACTGCGCCGAGTACCGCCAGACCTCCCACCACTCGCGAGTGGCATCGGTCCAGCGGACGCCGTCCGGGCGCAGTTCGGGGAGCTCAGGCCCGCGTGCCTCTCCGTCGGCCGAGAGCGTCTGAAACTTGCTTATGTTGATTCGGTCCGAGCCCTGCTTCAACGAGGTCTCGGCGGGAGTTACGCCTCTTCCTGGCATTGCCTCCCCTTCGCGCCGGCGGACGTGTTGCACAAGAGGTGTGCGACCTTAGTATTGGCGTACGAATGTTCGCCACCCTTGCTGATCGGGACGGTGTGGTCCACGGATTTGGACCGTGGGTCCGGGTATTTTAACTCCCGGTCCACCGGTTCTCCGCACAGCGCACACATCCAGTTGTCCCGAACTCCCAGCTCGTCAACATGCACGACATCCACCTTGATAATGTGGCGCAGGCGGTTTCTCCGCTGACGGCTGTTGATGTTGCATTGTGCCTTGAATCTCGCCCACCGCTCGGGGTCTTCTCTACGGCGCCGGGCGAACCCTCGGTTGGTGCAAGACTGATCGCAGAACTCACGGTTCGACATCCGCGCCGTGAACACCTTGCCGCACTCAGCACAGGTTACTTCGTACGTCTTTGGAACGCGTGCGTCTTTACTACGGTCCAGCCTAGCGCGGTACTTCCCGGTGTCTTTGTCCCGTAAACGTGCAGCCGTCTTGCGCCGCGCGTTGCGAGTTTTGCGACACTTCGGGGAGCAAGATCCCGCCGGTCCGCCGCCCCGTTCGTACTCGATTCCGCACTCCATGCACGGGGTAAGCACGGTGGTTTCTCCTCTACTTGGCGTCCTGAATCTTGGCGGTCGCACGGTCGATCTGGGTGAGCGCGGCTTTCAAATCATACGCCAAAGTCCGGGCGTTTTCAAGGCTGATTACACCCTGAATTTTGTTACCGTCCGTAGTCGGAACCTCGATCGGGAACGTAACAACGGGTGAGATAGGCATTTGGGAGCTCTCCTTGGTGGGTTACGATAGGTGATTCTCAAAACTTTACCGAGTCAAGAAAATATAGTGAGGGGGCCCTGGCTCACGTGACA